GTACTTGCACAACAAATGTAAGATGCCCTTGAACAGAGACTTAACGCCTGTCTCAGCAAAGATTCGAGCCATTAGTTCGATCTTGCCTGAACCTGCTTGTTGCATAGAAGCAATAGCCGCAGCAGTCACATTCTGCAAGATAGATGGGTCTAGCCCTTGTGAGGCATCAGAAACACCTGTCCTCTTAGACTGGATTGTGTCCAGATACTGAAGCATTGGGAAAGCAGCTTGAGCCACATTCGTTACTGCTAATTGTTGTACAGCACCCTGAGACTTGGCACGAATCACACCACCTGCGGTAGATGTAAGCAAATCGTCAAGATTTACTTGGCCTTCAACGGCTACCACTCGTGCATTGTTTGTCAGATAGAGGTTATCCAGAATCTGACGAGTGATCGTAGTCTTGATTAGTTGCAGATCGACTGTTCTGTCAGCAAGTGAATTGCCAAAGAACTTGTGCGGAATTGGGATAGGACAGATTGAGTGGAAAGGAACATAGTCCACTTCCTCAACCATTTCCTTGCCTTTTTCGTCTTGCAGAATCTCGTTTGAGGCATAGAACGCTTGAACCAATGAGGCAATACCTTTGCCATCTATATCAGTTTTGACATAGCACTCAAAGACCTCAATCTCTTGCATCGAGGGGTCATCAGTCTGTACTTGGTAAGGTTGCTCACCTGCGGAGAATCGAGCTACACGCTCTGGCGTGTATGCCAAAGCATCACCCATTTGCAAGCCTTCGATTTGCTTCTTATTAAAGCCCATAGCAACCAAGGTGCTACGAGTTAACATTTGACGATGGGCTACGAATGGGCTATCACCAATGGTACGAGCCTTCTTACTAATCAAGAACTCCTCTGGTGGGACATTCTCAATACGCACCTTGCCGACCATCTTTTTCTGTTGGACAACAACATTGTGAACAGAGTTAATCAACGGCTGACCCATTTGGTCTACAGCAGGTTGACCCATCTGGTCAAAGACAGGGAAATCCTCTGTCTCTTGCTCAACAATCTCCATTGTGTCATCACTCAACAACATAGCCAGTTCATCGTCTGACAAGTTAAAGTAACGCTCTTTAGTGATGTTTTGTTTGTTTTCCCAATAGGCTTTTACGATGCCGTTCTTTTGCATCAAAGCATCTTTAAACCAATCGTGCAGGATTGCTACGCCATCGTTATCCCTGTGGAATACCCAATTACAGTAGTCAGTAGCTTGCTTGGCAGATGCTTCATCTCTTGGGCCTTGTGGCTCAAAAACAACAATCTGATCTGAGCCTGTGAAAATGCGAACAAGTGAGGGCAAAGCACCATCAATGGCCTCTGCTACCTCACCAGTAACGATTTGACTCTTTCCTTCAGTTTCATTTCCTAAAGGTTGACGCAAATAATACTGTAAGGCAGTTTTTCTTTGCTCTACAGTCTCAGATTCGATATACCCAATGGCATCATCAATTTCTGCCTGAAGAATTGATTTCAAGTCATTTTCGATCATAAAGCATTAACCCACTCATAAGGTTTAGTAAAAGTCATGGTGTTGCGCTTCCTTACATTTAACGCTTCAGGAATGACTTGGATATTCATAGCACAATGAAATCCAGACGCAGTTTTAGATTGCAACGGAATCATGTGATCTATGTGCCATTTTACATTAGTTATAGCACTTCTGTGTCTAGAAAGTAATGCAGCCTCGTGCATTACAAAAGCATCAAATTCCCCATACCATTTTGGAGTAGCTTGTATTTGTGATGCTCTACGCTTATGAAAGTCTGCAAGTATCTTTGCAGGATTGTCTTTTTTCCACCTTTTTAGGTTTTGTTCGTACTTTTCTTTATTCTTTTCTTGCCAATCTTTTTTGTATTGAGACATTTTTTCTGGATTAGCAAGTCTCCATTCAATGTTTTGGTCTTTGTTTTCAAGCCAATGCTTGTGCTTTAGTTGTTTTGTAAACTCAAGGCAAGCGTCACAAAGACAGTCGCCATTGAGCCTACGATCAGCAATGCCACCACGCTTACATGGCTTACCAGTAAAGTAAGTTTTAAGCCCCAAGGCTTGCGCTTGCTTCCTGTTTGTTGGCTTGCTCATTAATTACCTTTGGCGGTCTTCCCATTTTGGGTTTGTCAGATTTTAACTCTTTAATGGCATTTTCTAACATTTCAATGCGGTTTTCAAGTTCTTTAACTTTTGGGGCTAAATTTACCCCTTGGCGTTCTACATACATTACACAATCCATTTCGGTGCTTGGTTAATAGGCTTAGACCATGATGAACTTCCCTCATCTAGTCCAAGTGCTAAATATCTAAAAGAGTCGCTTCCATGACTTGACCAATCATGCAATGGACGCTCATAGAAAATCTTACGCTTCTCATCGTAATCTCTGCGGTAGTTTCTCAGGCAGTTAAGTCCAATTTGCACCTTTGGCACATTGAACCAACATCTAGGCAATAGTCGCCTTACTGCCTGAATACCATCGTCTAGGCTCATTCTTGGGGCTATCTTGACCTGTAGTCCAGCTTCCTCAAGCATTTCCATACGGCTTTTGCCTGTGCCTAACTCTCTTACTCGCACATCGTGAGGCAAGATATGTTCAGCTTTCTCATAGTCGTTATCCCTAATCCACTTGACATAGTGGTCTAGTCCAACGCCATGATTCTCGTAGTAGTCCAGTAGCCTGATCTCAGTACCTACCAATTGAGCCACCCAGATAGATGTAGAGTCGCCCATACCCAAGTCCCAAGCAGTAAAGGTACGGCTAAGTTCCTCTCTGGGTATCTCTTGCATATGCTTCTTTTCTTCTAGCTCGTTTAGGATTTGTCCATAGTACGAACCCTCTACTGCTGCGTCAAAGCTACACTCGAACTCTTGGCGGTACTTATCCTCGCCCATTTCGTTCTTAGCGGCTTTCAGTTCTGTGTCATCCACTACCCCTGTCTCTGAGGCTTTGAACTCTAGTAAACCCCATCCATCCTCTTTTTCAGCCCTGTCTCGCAGTTCTTTAAAGTGGTTATGTCCCTTTGGTGTACCAATGAACAAACACCATCCTTTTCTGTCAGCCAAAGCAGGGCGAACAATGTCAGTCCATATCTTTGGGTTTTGATCTCCAATCTCGTCTAGGATAACCCCATCGAACCATTGTCCACGCAATGAATCTGGGTTATCAGAGCCGTATAGTTGAATCCTTCTGCTTCCTAGGAAATCAACTCTTAACTCTGAAATATTGTTTGTTGCATCTAGTGGCTCAACATATTTTGTTAAATAGTCCCATGCGACACGTTTAGCTTGCCCATAAGTAGGAGCAATGTAGGCATATCTAGCCATATCATGCTGATTGTTGACAGCTTCCATAATCAAATGGTTTAAAGCTGAAACTGTCTTACCAAACCTTCGATGTGCGACAACTACACCAAAACGCTTTTCTCCAAGCATTTCGTGTATTTTTATTTGATGTTGTCTAGGCTTATAGTCAATCTGGATTTCTACTTCTTCCATGTGACTACCATTTTCATAGGTTTATCACTATCACTTCCAACTTCAACAGCAGATAGCCTTGGGTGAATATATGGAGCAGCATCTTTAGCAACTCTTACAGCCGCCTCTTTGTCGCCATTTTGATAGAAGTCAATCATTGATTCAATCATCACCTCTAATGGCGTTAAACCCATCTCAGCGCATTTTTCTGCAATCTCTCTAGTCTTAGTAGTAACACTACCAACTTTACGCCCTGCGCCCGCTCTAGCGCCTCCACGAGATGATTTGTTTTGATTATTTTCAATTGTCATTTGTATGACCCCTTATGTATCTAGCAATTGCCTCAAATACTTCTGGATTGTCGCAATCTGACTTTAGCCTATTTGCTTTCCACGATATTACACGAACATTGCCTTTGATGTAACCTTTTGTATTAATGACTTTATCAAGAGTTGGTGTTGAATCGCTTTTGTGTCCATTCCCTTTAGATGATAGTTTTATACCAAGCACGCAACACTCATCAGGAATATTGCAATCTTCAACATCAATATTGAATGGAATATTTGCTTTTCTGGCTCTATTCCTAGCCTCTATCCAGATTGTTCTCGCTGGATTTTTATAGTATCTGACCTTACGCCATTCAACCCATGTAGGCTCTTGGCTATAAGATTTCATGCAAGGCTTACAGTAGCTACCTCTACCAGTAAGCGATGATTTGTTTAAATAGAATTCCGATGGCTCTTTATATGACTTACATTTTGAACAATGATGTAACTCTACGCCATCTTTAACAACTACTCTCTGTTGTCGCTCCATTCACATTCCTTTCGGTTTGTGAATATTTTATCATAATATTTTGATAAATATTAAAAGACATTTTTGTTTGACTCCTCTAGGGTTGGTCAAGGTTAAGTTAGTGTGTACTACTATTCTAGCAGACTTTGGATTTCTTTACGCTTTTCTTCGTCTAGCAATCCTGTTGCACCTAAAGGCAAAGCTGGCATGGCAAACATTTTATCGCCAAACTTCTTAAACAATTGAGTGCGTTCTTCTGGTGTTTCATAGAAGTAAATCTTATCAATACCTTGGCTCTTTAGGTAATCAATAGATTGTTGCGGAACATCTTTAGGAACAATAGCACCTTCAAACTCACTTACTTGGACTGCCCTTTGAGGTTTAATCTCAAAGTATTCAGTAGGCATTGCTTTGACTTTGTTCATAAATATCTGAACATCAGCCTTCAATTCTTCTGGAACATCTTTATAAATCTTGTCCAAATAGTTTACATTTTTAACTTGACCAATTTCATACAAAGCATTTTGAGGGTCATAACTGTAACCATCTTGACCTTCTAGCTTACCAAGCCTTTCCGACAAGTCATCAAAAGCATCATTGACTTTTTTCTTGATTGGCTCAAAGTCTTTAGATGAAACAATGTTTTCTCGTGCAGCTTTTACTTGGTCAAAATTCTTAAATTTAGGTGTAGCCACAGCACGAATGTTTCCTACTCCATAATAGAAACCTTCCTCACCAGCACCACCTTTCATCTCTCTTACAAGATTTTCTAGTGTTGCAGGGGCATATCGTCTGTTGCCAGAATCTGTATAACCTCTAAAAATTCTTTCTTCTGGAACTACACCAACTTCAGCTAGTGTGTTATCCATGTTTGCAGACCAATTTTCAAATTGTGGCTTTAAGTCTCTTACTCTTTGATTTACTTCTTGCGTAAATTTCCAAGTATCTTTTTTATAGTCTTCAAGATTAGGCAATAAACCTTGCTCATCAAGAAACTTAGCTTTGTAAATATCTGATTCGCCTCGCCACTTCCAGTCATTCTTTAGTCTATCTACTAAGTAATCACCAGATGGGACTTTTTGAGCAACATCAGAAAAATAATTGTCAATGTTTTTAGTACTTTTTGAGTCAAATTTAAAGTCAATCTCAGGCGTTCTAGCTGTGTAAGCATCAAAACCATATACAGGATTCTTAGCAGACGGAACAGCCATTGACTTATCGCCAATCAATGAGATATTGCCAAAACTACTCAATGGATTTTCTACATTGGATACAGCAATAGATGGCACAGGCATACCACCTACTTTTTCAACTCGTGCTAGTTTTTCAGGTGAAAGATTGTGGTGAACAATCATTTCCTTACCAGCTTCTACATTAGGCACAAATTGAGATGGAACTCTTTTACTTAAAAGACCACCAACATCTTGAATACTTGCGCCTACTGGTAAACCCTTAGTAGCCTTACCTAGTAATCCCGCTACTGGTGCAACAGCCATAGCCGCTTCTACCGCTTCAGCACGAGGCTTAGTGGTCATTCCACGGCCTGTAGTCAATGGCTCACCATAAGCCATTCTTTCCATTGTTTGCTGTACAGCAGGAACTCCCAAGAGATTCATTAACATCTCTACAGGAGGATTTTCATAGCCAAAAGGCTTTGCAGCGAATTGCTGTGCTTTCTTTAGACGATCAGCCAACAACCCCATGATGGGGTTTTCCATTGGTGTTTCTCTAAGGTAGTCAGCCATTATTTGCCTTTGTATTTGCCCATCTTTTTAGCAGCTTCTGCCAAACTTATCGCAATCGCTTGATCTCGGCTTTTGACAACTTTACCACCCTTACCAGAGTGTAGTTTGCCTTCTTTGAATTCTCCCATTACTTTGGACATTTTCTTTTCGCCAGCTTTTGTCATTTTCATGTTGTTCACCATTTAACCTTGTTAGCCCAGAAAGCAGCACTCATTTTGCCCTTGGCGATATTTTCAGCATGACGAGCCTTAAACGCTTCGTTACGCTTAGAGCCATCAGCAGAACCTTTTACGCCTTGCTGACCAAAACGGATTAGCTTTACATCCTCACCAGACTTCGCTAAAACAGCGTGAGACTTGGTTGGATGGTTAGGAGTTCTCTTAGGCTTGTTATAGCCAGAAAACTGCTCTGAGCCTCGTTTAATCATTTCTTTTTAGCAGTCTTAGCCGCTTGCTTAAACGCATCCGCAGTTGGCGCACCCTTCGAGCCAACTTTACGCATACGCTCTGGAGTCTTGCCAGCAACCTTTTGCGCCTCAATCCG